CATCCTTTACTTTCTGAACACCATCCTTGAGAGAGGAAGGAAGTTTTGCAAGTTTTGAGAAGAGTCCTTTACGTTCCTTCTTCTCTTCTAGTTCATCACCCCTCTTAGAGTCTTCCTTCTTTCTATCTTTATCATTCTTTTTAGATTCATTTTGACTACCCGCCAATAAATCTACAACAAGATTGTTGATACCGACCAAACTGTCAATACTCGCCTTCCGATACTGTTTGGCATCGGCATTGTCTTCTTTCATGGTGTTGATCAACTTTCTCAGAAGATTCTTCTGAGATTCTTGGTCTCTACCACTACCAGCAGAGGGGTGCATTTCTTCGGACATCTATCTACCCTGTTGTTGTTTTATCCTATCGTTCTCTTCTTTAATATGTTCGGTGAGAAGAGTAACGTATACCTCCCTTTCCCACGGCATCATCATTTCAAGTTCTGTTAAACTATAATGATGATGTTGCATTAACGAAAAGTTAGTCTCATAAAAATTTATCAGACTATCATGGGAAAGGTTTACTAAAAAAAATCAGTAAAACCCGATAGTGTATGTTCGTTGTGTGTTCCACACTCTTTACAATCAAACTCAATCTCTTTTGTCAGAGTTGGAATCGTTGCAACAAACTCACTAACTTTCTTAAACTGGTCGCCTGTCATAGAATCTACAAAATCACGCAATTCTTTTTTAGGTACATCGTTTGCGTTGATGTTTTCATCTTCGGTCATAATGTTCTTGACACTATAGACAATCAGTTCGATTATTTGTTCTGTTTGTGATAAACCTTCTTTCATGCTCATCAAAACGTCTGCGGATGGATAACCCATCTCCACATGGACATCTTCCTGTAACTCAATCTTTTCGGAAGGTTTATCCATTACTACTTCTAGTTCTTCTAGATTGACTTCAAACTCATTCGGTGTATCACAATTGGTACACTTCATGTTCAATCTACTACGTTCACCTACCGACTTACTACGGAGTTTGGTAAACATATATTCCACATCGAATGTGGTTAATTCCTTGGTGTTAATCTTGTCATCAACACAAACTTCAATGGTGTCAATTATCGCTTTCATTGCTTGAGTCGTATCTTGACTCTCAAATGCCATGAGAAGAACCTTCTCTTCTTTTACCAGATACGGTCTAAACCTCACCGCTTTCTGCATGGATGGAATCGTCATTTCATACTTCGGATTCCCATTTAACTTAGGTAATGCCATTATATTCTCCAAATAATGTTATAAAAATTTACGAATTAGTTCACCCGCCAGACCTTTAACAAAGTCGGTCTGTACAGCGTCACCTTTTTTCGACTTCCAGTTCTTGTATGACATTTGTACTGTCACTTCAAGTAACTGTCCATCATCACTCAACTCAATTGCGTTCAATGTTGTTGGGTATGCTTTATCTAGGACACACGTATAACTAACATCATCCCCAAAGATGAGATTCAAATCTAACTCACCTTGTGCGAGGTCTAGTGGCCCTATTCGTGGTAATCTACTTCTAATCGAAGAAGGTATCTTACCAGTATCAAATATCTTTTTCTTTGCGATCGGGAACTGAGTTCCCTTCTTGAGCGCTTGAATAATAATCGGATGTGTATACTCATTAAAGTATCCGATTTCTTGATTCTCTTGGTTAACCGCAAGATTCTGCCATGTCTCAAAGTATTCTTTTACTTTCATATCATTGAGACAATGGAAAGTCAAAGTTACATCCTCGTTCGCATAACCATACGCAATCTTAGATGGGTCAATCCCATTTGTTTTTCGGTTGATAGAATTTGTCTGCCTGGCAACGATGTTGCCTTACAGAGTAGATTCATCTCTCGTGCATCACCATTGATGGGTGGGAGAAAAATCTTATATAGATTTCCCATGGCGATACCGCCACCTTTACCAACCTGTGATTTGAATTCATCAATGTTTAACGTCATGCATTTTTACCTATTTTCTTTCGTGAATCTGCGTAAACTTTCTTAGAGTTTGCCTTTCTGAACTGTGCAGTCGGTAAGAATGTCGCAATCTCCCATTCGGGCATTGGTACTTCCGCAAACTTACTCTTGACGTGTTTAGTCAGATAATGTTTGAAACATGGTTCGTAATACTTTAACTTGGAAATTGCTTGCAGTCTCTTATATGTAATCTGAAACTTTGCATCCTCACCCGCTTTCATGTTTGCGGTTTCCATCAATGCATCTAACATCTTTGCACGTAGAATCGGTGGAAGGTAATGTAAGTTCAATCCATAGAATCCACCTTCCGCAGGCCCAACCACAATAACTAAAGGAAACAAATCATAGAACGGAAGTTTCTCTTTGTGTTTGGGGTCGTAGAAGAACATTTGCATTGTTCCAACTAATCCTGTTCTCGACAGATTCTTCAGTGCAGTCCTTTGTGTCAAAGGGTCTTCCTTTATAAGTGCCTGTCGGTTTATGTTTCGCATATTCTTTGCTTTATTCATAAACCAATCACGACTCTCCTTGGTACGAGGTGTAACTCCCGCACGGAATGCCTGCAATTCTAGTCTGTTGAAAATATTACTCATACGTTTATTTATACCTATTTTTTACGTTTCTTACGAAAAGGTTTCAAAGTTTTCTTCAACGGTTTCAATGGTTTTGTTGATTTGGGAATAAGACTCTTCAATGGTTCATTCTTCTCAGTCCAGATAACAAACTTCCATCCACGATCTTTTGCATACTCGTTTGCAGCTTCCCACTTGTTAATATTCTTGACATAGGTGAAACTCTCGTTGAGGTATCTCTTGGTGTTCTTATTACCAGTAGGTATTTTGGTTTCTTTATCTGGTTTGATCTCGACCAACCAAGTCTTGCCATCATTCAAAACAATCTTTAAGTCCATAAAATATCTATGATAACGCTTGTCAACTTCATATAAGTATGGTATAATAACCTCTTCGGAAGACCACTTCACCACTTTGGGGTTATCATCACACCATCTGAAGGCGTGTTTCTCCCAGAGAGAACGATAGGTGACCTTTGTGTGGTCTCCTTCATACTTCTTTGGATTTTTTACTCTGTATCTGCCCGAATATGCCATAAAAACCTTATAAATAAAGATAATGAATTTCTAACTTATTTATAGAGAAACTAAAATGGCAGAACCAAAAGAACTTCAGGGTATAAAGAAGGCGTTAGAGAAAAAAGACCTTGAGTATCCACTGAATAACCCAGACGACTATAAAGGTAGAGTTGTTTTCAATGTCATGAAAGAAGATGAAACCGATCTCGGTAATGCTCTGGGGTCAATAGTGGAGGTGACTCGTGCATTAGCACAGAGAACATCTTTACTGAATGTTGCTGGAGATAATCCTGAAGATCAACAAAAAGCGATCGAGGGTATGAAAGGACAGTCCGCAGGCACACAAACATTAACTAAGAGAAAACCTTTAACCGCATTGGGAAGACAAGTGTCTCTGTATATTCCTGCTGGTTTACAGTTTCGTGACAATGTTGCGTATGACAATATGCAAATCGGTGGCATGGGTGCTGCGGCAGAGGCAGGACTACAATCTGGTAAAGGTGCGGTTAATGCACTCCTAGAACAAACTGGTAAAACTTTGGGTTCTGCATTTAGTGGTGCTGCGAATGCTGATGTCGCTAAACTCGCCACAGTCAAATTAATGAGTAGATTTCCAGATGAAATTGCTGGTGCATTTAGAAGTGCTGGTCAAGTAACTACTAATCCGAACACACGAGTATTATTCAAAGAGGTTGCTCTTCGTGAGTTTGCATTTGCATTTAAGTTTATTGCAACATCATCAAAAGAAGCAGAAGAAATCAAAGAGATTATTAAATTATTCCGAACAGAACTGTATCCAGAAAATATCACCGTTCCTATTGCAGGCAGTGAAATTTCTGTTGGTTATCGTTTTCCAAACAAGTTTCAGATCAATCTTGAGTATGATGGTGAAGAGATTGCGACTCGTATCAAACCATGTTTTCTTCGGGATGTGAATGTAACATATAACAATACTGCAATGGCGATGCACAGTGATGGTAACTTCCAAGAAATTGAAATGTCACTATCTTTCCAAGAAACAAGAACACTCAACAGAAAAGATGTTGAAGAGGATGGGTTCTAATGACAACTAAGTATTTCAGAAACTTTGCTCTCACCGACTATAAATTTGGTGACAATGAAAAACCTGTACTGTTTGACAATATAACTCAATATGTTGATTTAATCGATTCATTGAAAGATCAGGTTTCTTTTTATCAGAAACACACTATTCTATCGGGAGATAGACCAGATACATTGTCATACAGACTTTATGGGACTACGGATTACTATTGGACATTCTTTTTAATGAATGATAGTCTGCGTATGTCGGGTTGGCCTGTAGAATCACATAAGTTGTTAGATGTTGCAAAAGAAAAATATCCATACCGCATCGTGACTACTAACACCGACATATCAAATTCCTTTCCTGTTGGACAGATTGTGAGTGGTACACAGAGTAGTACAGTAGGTCGTGTGGTTAGACGTATTCCAGACCTCGGACAACTAGTAATCGATACCTCCTTGACGACAGGCGACTACTTCGGTAAACTACCCAATCTAGTAAACTTTGGACAAGACGAGAACTTAATTTATACCTCAACTGAAGGTGAGACTTTCACAGCAACATTGATCAAAGAATCGGAACAATATAACGCAGTTCATCACTACGAAGATACCGATGGTCTTTATCAAGATATTCCACTATACGACTTCGGCAACACTGGACAACTTATACCAATTACATATAAAGATCGTTTAGAAAAAAAATACTACGAGTTGAAAGAGATTATAGTATTGAAACCAGAAGTGATCGATAAGGTAGTTGCGGAGTTTAATAGTTTCCATAAAGGTATTGGTGTTTAATGAAGACTACACAGTCTCAACAATATAAGATTACTGAAGCTTTACTTACTGCTGATCGTTTTGGTGGTGGTGATGTATCTGCTATTGACGTAAGGACTTCTGTTGTAGAACTTAGTCTATTCGAAAGTTTAGATAAACCTTACCTCAGTGGTCAGGTACTTATTCTTGATGATAAAGCATTATTCGATTCAATATCATTTCAAGGAACCGAGAGACTGAGTATTAAGATGGCATCGGTCGATAACGATCTCGATGTTGTTATGGAACGAACTTTCATTATGACAGGTATAGAACGTTCTGTCAAGTCAAATGCAAATGGTAAGTCTAGTGTTTATTTCTTCACTTTGATGGACGAACACGCAGTGCTTTCGTCACTCAAGAAGATCAGTAAATCATTTAATGGTCGTATTGATGAAATTATTACCAAGTTACTTGCAACAGAGATGAATCAGGACATTGACCTGTCATATCTATTCTCAGCCGATGGTGAAAGAAATCTTCCTCTACAGTCGAATATGAAGGGTATTATTCCTAACTTGACACCAATTGATGCTGTAGATTGGTTGACCAAACGTGCGACTACAGTCACAGGTTCGCCATTTTTTACCTATGCATCAATGCATGATACTAATTTGCGTTTGGGTAATCTGGATGTCATGTTATCACAAAAAGCATTTAACTCAAAGATACCTTATGTATATAATCCCGCTAATATCGCTGGTGCAGAAGATCAGACAGAGTTTGAGAAGACTTTCACAATTAAGACACTCAAGGTATCAAAACAAGCGAACACCCTGAATCTGATTCAACAAGGTGCGGTCACTTCTACCATGCAGAACACTAATCTGAATACTGGTAGAATATTTAAGAGTAAACACTCGGTAAGAAATGTTCTAGATAATCTAGAAAAACATGGTCTGATCGGTGAAAATCAGAATGTATTCGATACCCAGTTTAAGATTGGTGAGAAGAACGTAGACGAACACAGTTCTCATGTCTACCACACTATCACATCTTCGGGGACTTATGGCAGATTCAAGTCTTATCATGATGAGTATGATGGAACTAAATTCAAAAAGAAATTGGAAAGAAGGTCTGTACTAAATCACCTCTATAAGAATATGTTGAACGTTGTGGTTGAAGGTGCTGGATTTATAATATCAAAAGCGAGTGTCGGTGATGTCGTGAACTTACTGATTGTGAATGACAACATTGAAGTTTCTGATAGAGTTTCACCAGAAGAATTATACGATAAGGCAAAGTCTGGTGATTTTATTATCTATGACACAAGACATACATTCCAAGGGACACAACACACTGTGTCGATGAACGTTTGTAAACTGGAGAAACTTCCGTCATGAATCCTATTCTATCAGAATTTTATGGTGACAATACAAGGTGGTTTGTTGCTACTGTGATTGATGCATCACCCCCATATGGTTATGAGGGTCGTGTCAAGATTCGTATTCATGGATTACATACAGAATCGACCCGATTGATTCCTCAGTCAGACTTGCCTTGGGCGCAATGCGTTGTTCCAACCACAGAAGGTGGTGCATCTGGTATCGGACGAATGCCTCAACTACAACCGAGTGCATTGGTGTTTGGTATGTTCATGGATGGAATGAACTCACAGACACCTATCATACTTGGTTCATTACCACATATCGAATACCCCACACCAATACAAATAGGTCAATCAGAAACCGTCTTGGATGCTGACAATAAAGCAGAAGTTGTTTGGGACAATGTTGCGACAGAATCCGCACCCAAAGATATTGATATAGAAAATGAAAAAACCAGTAGGATTAGTCTCAACATAAAACGAAATAGAGAGAAAACTGCGGTATCTTTCTTTTTGAATCTGGGATATTCGGTTAAACAATCAATAGGATTGGTTGCTGCCCTCAGTTTTGTTTCAGGTATGAATACAGGGGAAAATACAGATTCACGAGGTATAGGTGACTTCACAAAACTCCGATACACAGAGTTACAAAAATTCTCTAATGATTATGAAAAGTTTCTTATTCAGTTATCATTTGTTGCGTTTGAATTGAACGGAACCCAATCCAGTACAAATATAAGACTTCTCAACTCAGACAGACTTGAGAATAAAGGTATCTGTTACATAGTCAGTAAGTACTACTTGGGCAAACCAGATAGTGCATCAATAAAAGCGATTGAGAAAAATGCACTTAACTTAGTAGATAGGATTTCATAATGTCATTAGATAAAACAAATTTCAACGTTCGTCTTGGTTCTGATAACAGAAAGAAACATAATGAGAATGCAAGACATCTTCGTTCAAGTAGAAATGCAATCGAAGAACGTTTTGCGAAACGAACTACTATCATCGGTCAAGAAGATGGTTTAGAAGTTGCTGGTATAAAAACATTAGGACAATCAACCAACTCTTCGGAAGAAGTTATTACCAGTTCGGTGGGACAATTTACTGACAACGTAGAAGGTTTATCTGGCCCAGTGGGAAACAGTACGATTGTTCAACATGAGACAGTACTTGATTCGGATGGTAACTTCCTTCGTTGGAAAATGCCAACTGACTCGGACGGAAGTCTAACAGAGATAACTCAAACAATAGACTCTGATGGTTCTGGTAATCTTACTATAACACAGAGCGGTGGTCGTGATGCAAACAACCCTGCACGTTCATTTGGTTCTATGACCACAACTGTTACTTCATTAACAGGACTCCCTGCACTTAAAGCGAACAATCCAACTTCCGCACTTGCGGTTGTGTGTGATGGTACTGCGGAGAGTATTGTAAAATGTCAAAGTGTTGCAGAGAATAAGAAGGCTGCAGACTTCACAGAAATAGAATCATTTACCGACACCATCGAAGCAATGAAACCTCCCAAATCTGTTAGTGGTGGGTTTGGTGGTATCGGTGCTTTAATGAGTACTCTAACCTTTGCTAGTAATATGGCGACTACACTTAGTGCAATTGCACCTATCGCTTCTATCAATAGTGCGGTTTCGACAGTCACCAATGCAATTGATCAAGTCCAAGCATTGCCCGGCAAGTTAATCCAGAAAGCGACAGACTTTGTTGTAAACGCTACTGGCATAGATGGTCTGATCGATAAGGCAAAGGGTCTCAAACCCGACATACCAGAGTTAGGGAATACCGCTGGTGCTGTTGTAGACACAGACTTAGGTAATGTGTCTGGTGCGTTAGATAAGTTTAAGGAAGCTGCGGATAATTTCAATGTGAATTATGATGGCACAATCAATAAGGGTCTGCCTGGGGTTCTACAGAATGTTGCAGAGGCGATAACTGGTGCTGCATCATCGTTTATTGCAAACATAGTGCCAGGCGGCATATCTTCTACCGAACAAGAGAGAAGAGAAATACTTAAACAGTTCACTCTGGGTGATGAGAAAGATAAGAAAGAAGGTGTCAAGACCCTTGTAACTAAATCACCCAATGTATCAGACGATATGAAACAGGTTATTGCTGATGACCCTAATACGTCTAGTACTTTGCAGATGCAAATTGAGATGATAAAAGAAGCAAAAAAACGTGGTGTTCCTGAAGACGAAATTGTTAGAGCACAACAAGAGATGTCATTAATCGCTGACAAAATGAATCAATTAAACACTACTATCAGTGGTTCGGTTGTTGTTACTGCTGACCTATTCGATATTGCAGAACCTATTGACCAATCTGCAAAATGGAGTGGTAAGAACAGTCCAGACGATATGTTCACTATGGTATCATCTGTTGAAGAACTTGATGCAGAGTTCCAGAATATCTTCCGTGATATTACCGAGGTTGTTATCCATGCAACCGAGACATATACCAATAAAGACCTCGGTGCGGTTGAGATAAATAACCTACAAGTAGAGTTGGGACATGAGGGTATTGGATACCATTATGTGATTCGTAGGGATGGTAGACTACAACGTGGTAGACCAGTTAACCGTATTGGTGAACACGCTGCGACCAATGGCCATGATACATACTCTATAGGTATTGCAATGGTGGGTGGACTGAATGTTTCTTCGGGTGAAAACAATGCGACAGACTACAGGTCTGCACAATCGTTTACACGAGAACAGTTTACCACACTAGAAAAATTTGTCAATAGTTATTATCGTAGATATCCAGGCGGGCAGGTGTTTGGACACAACGACATTGATACAAGTGAATTTGACCCATACTTTGACGTACAGGATTATGTTGAGTCAGTATTCAGGAAAAA